TTTTTTACATCATCTCCAACTGTAGTACCAGTAGTGTTTGAAATCGTTCCCGCTTTAATCGGTCCCGAAAATGTTGTTGTTGCCATGTTTATATCCTCCTAGTTTTCCGAACATAGTCTCTAGGCCGTCGACTATACGCGTCTATGTTCTAATTAAATGTATAGTGTTGAGAATATATAGTAAATTTTAGTAGAGTGCAAGAGAGCCTTATAATGAATGTGCGTTTTCAACGATGTAGCTTTTTATTAAGTAGCTACTGAAACTTCGGGGGCAGCATCTTCAATTTTATTAACAAGATTTGCTATTTTAGCTTCTTCTTGTTTAATCGCGTTGACAATCTCTTTAATTTGATTGTCTATTCTGACCATGTCCAGAGTATATCTCTGTTGATCACGCTGATGCACCGCCCATTCTACCTCGAGACTTCTCTTCTTTTTGTATAAGTCCCTGACTTGTAGTTGCATCTATAACCTCCTCATAGGTTACTCTAGTTTTAGACGAATCACTAAATCCGTCTTTTTCCCACACGATATCATTTTTTCCTAGTTTGTCAACTAGTGCATTTTCGAAAGCCATACTACTATCTTCTGACGTCACATTGAAGTCAGCATAATATCCATATGCTCGTATCTGTACTCGAAAATTTTTCATGATCACACCCTTATATCATAAAGGGCGACCGGAGTCGCCCTTTAAATTTTGTTTTAACGATTATGTTGCGTTAGAACCGAAAATACCTCTAGGATCAGAGAATCCGAAAACGTATCTCTCTCTAGCTTTGTATCTTACGTTGCCTGTATCGAAGTCACCTTCCATTGAAGTTTTGATAGGTGATCTTACGAAATGTTTAAGACCGTTTGGTACATCTGTTTTAATGAAGAATTTCTTCGCAGAAGTTAAGTAGTGGTTTACTACGTAACCTTGTGGAATCATTCCCATTGACGCAATTGCGTTAATGTCATTATCAGCTGTGCCTACTCTGCCAGCAGACTTCATCAGTCTTTCAGCAGTAAATTGTAAAGCAGAAGGAATTATTAATTTTGTTCCTTGTGCTGCAATTTTTAAGCCTCTTTCATCAGTAAGTGCCGCGATATCAATCAACGACTGTTCTAATGAAGTTTCGTTAAGTTCAGCAGGTGTTGTTAACTCGTTAGAGAAAGTTCCCGCTAAAGTTGGGTGAACAGCAGAACAAAGTTCTACTCCGTCACCGCCAGCAAAGTTTGAATCAAACGCATTGTTCAATACTGCTGCTGCCTTAACTTGCTTCGTGTTTGCCATAGATCTTGCTAAAGCTTTTGTATATCTAGACGCAAGTCTGTCATACAAGTTGTCTTCGATCGCTTCTTCAGTGATCGCAAAAGCAAGTGCTATTGTTTCGTTAGTGTAACGTGCTGTGAAAGTTTCTTGTGCATCATCAAATGTTACACCTTGACCTTCAGGTTTTACTGCCGCATTCGCGAAACCAGATAACATTACTTCTTCTTCAAAAGCTCTGTCAGATGTTTCCGTGTCGAATATTTCAGCATGCTCGTTAGCATATTGTTTATACTCAAGTCCAAATAGTGCATTTAGACCTGGCTCTAGTTCTTTGACTAGTTGTGCTCGTGATATTGCCATAGTTATATACTCCTATTTGTTATTAAGCGTTATACAAGTTACTTGCAGGTAAGAATGTAACAATTATGTTAGCACCAACCGAAGAAAGATCTTTATTTTCAGGATCTTCCGCGCTTCTTACTAATCTAAATTGTGAGTTCGCATCTGCACCAGTTTTCCTTAACGTAGAGATCGATTGACCATCTTTGTTATCGGTAGCTGTGTAATTGTTCATGTTCATTGCATTAACTGCGCCGAAGTCAGCCTGCACAATTGCAGTGTCTGCTTTAACAACATATTCCTGATCAGGATTGTCGTTAACAAACGCGATAATGTCATTTGAACCTGTGTTATAGTTTTTGGAAGTAGCTTGCGATGCAACTACATTGTTTGAAAACGTAGGTTTTCCAGTAGAGTCAATAAAGAATGCTCCGTTGAATACACCTATGCACAAACCGTTAGGTTGTCCGCCACCGCCACCACCATTGTTGGCCCAAGCGTTTCCGCCTGTTCCACCATCATCCAGCACTGTAAACGCAGCATCTTGAATGTAACCCTGATCTCCGTTCGAACTTTGAACAGACATTGGATCACCTTTGTTTGACGCTACACCTGGTGCTGTTTGGATTTTGTATTCAGATTGTCCTGAAGTAGCTGGAGTATTACCAACATTCATTACCATTCTTAAACCAAATCCAGTTGTACTAGCATTAGCCATAGTTTTTCCTTTTATTGTTAAGTTAATTTAATGGATAGGAATTACTAAATAATTAGCTTTTCTTTGTACCACCAAAAGTTACACTAGATGAGGATTCACTATTGAATTTCATCCCAGCTTGCCGTTCCTTCATAAGATCGTTATTAATTGCTTCTTCTTTATCTCGAGTTCTTTGTTTATAGTACTCATCAATTTGAAGCGCGATCTCTTCTGGTATCCTTGCCAGCAAAAGGCCTCCTACTCCTATGATCCCTGCGTATTTACCTTCAGACATTTGTGGATAATCTTGATCGGGATATTCATCAGCTCGAACTAATTCGTATCCTTCTCTTAAAGACGCTGCAACATTTTTGGTATCTTGATACCCCATAGTTTCAGCTCTAATCCACTGATGTCGAAAGCCTTTTGGCGCAGGCGGTGCATCGAGTGAGTTGGGTGGAGTCCAAACTTTTTTAGCTTCCGCTTTAGTTCTAGTCTGACTCGCACGTGAAGTTTTCATTTTATCTTTTTCCATATGCTTATACTCCTTCCGTGATTTTTAATTGTTTCGCATAATCTTCGAGTGGCACACCTAATCTTTTAGCAATTGCTACCTGTGAAGGTGTGAGCTTGACAGTTTTTTTGCGTCCTGTTGAGGCTGAACGGTTAGCCGAAGCTACATTTTGAGCAGGTTTTGCTCTTTCTGTAGATTTTGACTCTATCTTATCAAACTTATGCGGAAATTCAAGTCTTATTCTTTTATCAACTTCCTTATAATATTCTTCAGTTTTAGGGTCATATCCTTCTTCTTCTACAAGCTTCTTATGTATATCAAAAGCTGTATAAGTCATTGCAGAATCATTACCAAACCAGGAGTTATTAGTCGCCCACTCTTCCGCTTTAGGATCTGTTGCAACTGGTCTCTCAACTCTTTGTGTGTTGATATTAACTTCTTTCTTTGGTTCTTTTTCAGCAATTTTCATAGAATTAAGTCTAGCTGCATCTACAGTTAGATTAGCTATTTGTTCTTGTGCTGCTACTTGTGCCTCAACGTTTTGAGATTCAATAGCGTTTTTAAGAGCAAGTTTAGCTGCTGCTAAATTTGTTTTAACTCTACTTTCAAATTCTGAAACATAGTTTTTATCTAATTTAGATAATCTACCTTCCATTACTTCTTTATCTTTTTTTGCTGATTCTGCAAATGCGATAGCTTCTTCTCTTTGTCTTTCAGCTTCACGCATTTTTCGAGTTAATTTAGCAATACGTTTTTGAACGCCTTCACTATATTCTTTTAACTCGTCTTTTTTCTCTTCTTTTTTTTCTTCCTTTTGTGTCTCCACCTTTTCCGGAGCAGACTCCACCTGTTCCACTTCGATTTTTTCTTCTTTTGCAGCTTCCTCTTTTTTTGGTTGCTGTTCATCTAAATTAATTTCAGTTGTTGATTCATCACCATCACCTACATCAATTAGATCATCTTTTTTGTTTTCTTCTGGCATAGTTCCTTTCCTATGTTAAATGTAATGAAGAATAGATTCTGGATCTTTTATTGTACCCAAAACTTCATCATCGTTTATTAGTCGCACTTCTCCGCCTTCTATTGGTAATCTTGAACCAGCGTATCTGGCAAAGATAACCCAATCTCCTACTTTACACCAAGGCTCTATAAATTTTTCATTATCTTTATAGGCAAGGTCTCCCATTTTCAAAACATAACCACATGTTGTTGCAATTCTTGCTTTGTCTAATTGTTCTTGTGAAAATAAAATTCCACCTTTAGTTTTTTCTCTAGGTGTAAATGGTAATAATAATAATCTGTACCCAGATGGTTCAGGCAGTTGACTTATCATTTCTTTAATGCTGTCTGGATCTAATCTTTTTGCGTGGGGTTCTTCTTTTGCTTCTTCTTTATATTTTTCTTCTAATGCATTGACATGTTTAGGAGTTTCCTTTTTGGTCTCCTCCGATGTCGATAACGTTTCCTTGCTCATTTTTTTGCTCCTTATAGTTTAGCAGGTTAGAGATTTCCTGTAGTATTATTTTATAGGCATGTGCCTGTCCCAATAAATACTTGTATTTTTCCATATTGTCAACACCTCCACCCATCATTGTTTCTTCTATTTGAGTTTCAGCGTTTTTAATGGCTTTCTTAATCTTATCTATTATTACTAAATCTTCCATTATTCTTCTCTCCACTCTTCTAATATATCTAGTTTTTCTTTTGCTGTTGCTATTTTTTCAAATAGTTTATCCATCTCATCAAGATGTTGAGGATGTTCCCCAATACCTACTGAATGATCTAAATAAATATCTAGTGTTGCTTCGGACTCGGCTATTTGTGCTTCGTATCTTTTTTTAAGTGCTTCTATTAACATTTCCACCTTTTTCTAGCCTGACGTAGTCTAGAATTAGGATCTTTCGCTGCATTTGGAAATTTCTTCATTTGACCTGCGCTTCTTGCACAGTACGACTTACGTCGGTTTGCAGCTTTGGACCCTTTTTTTACTTTACCAGTCACGGCTGTTTTTAGTTTAGAACCGGGATTTGCTCTTCTGTAGGCTTTGACACCGGCTCGAGTCATTCCTGCTCCAGACTTTGTAGGTCTAAAGTTTTTTTTATTTCTTGCAGGCATTCTATCCTGTCTTCTCATACTAGTCCTCCCATACCCATACTTTTTCTTTTCTTTGCAAACGTAGCTGCTCTAGATGGTTTAGGTCCAGTATTAGCTACTGCTTGTTTTCTTTTTACGGCACCCGCACGCTGTCCTTTGCTCATCGCTCTTGCTTTTGCAATAGGCACGCATTTTGGATATTTTTTTCTTTTTTCTCCACCACTTCGACCACACTTCGGGTATGAGCCATCTTTTCGCTTGTTCGCAATATCTACCCAATTTTCCTTTACCCATGCTCGTAGACCTTTTTTAGCCATTACACCATTTTTGTTACTTTAGCTCGGTCGCTCATAATCTTACCGCAACCTCTAGCAACAAATCCACCTTTTGATTTTTTAGTTCTTTTCTTTCCACCTGGTGTTACTTTGCCCGAGCATACAGCACTCGCATACATATTAGCGTATGCAGAGGGATATACTTTGAATTTTCTCTTCGCAGCAGCCTTTCCTCTCGGACATAGTTTTGCCATTACCTTACTCTTTTTCCTTTTTTATAGCCCATTCGTTTTGCAACTTGTGGTGCTACTTTTTTTAGTTTTCTTATACCTTTTCCTTTTTTACCTTTTGGTATTGGTTTTGTCATGTTTTTTTCCTTAATTTTTTTAAAGTTAAAGCAAGTCTAGCACGTTGACCAAGCTTGCCTTTCTTTTTTGCAGCGGCTCTTAATTTAGCATCAGGAATTTTTTCGCCTTTCTTTATTCCTAAAGATTTACGTAAAGCTCCTGGCTTTTTAATTGCCTTCTGGATAAAATTTTTAGACATAATTATCTATTGATTTTACCTTTTTTCTTCATCTTGCTACCGAATTTTCCGTAAGACTCATCTCTAGAAGCTTTTAATTGCTTCTTCGTTCTTTTCTTCTTAATTCTCATAGCAATAGACTCATCTTTTCTAGCTTTGTAACCTTGTTTCTTCTTACCAACTTTGCCGCCTTTTTTCATAGCGCCTCTGTCCATAAGTTCAGTAGGTCTTCTTTTAGATCTCATGCCTTCACCATATCCACGTGAATACATCATCTCGCCAGATCTGCCGCCCATTCCACCGCCTCTTAAAGCTTTTCTGGAATTTGCAACTTGTTTATTAAATCTAGGGTTTGCCATTATTTTTTTCCTCCATTCCTAAATATCTGTGTTCCCTTTATTCCAAAAATACTCGCCACGACAAGGATCCACAGGTTTGTAAACCATGACGGTAGTGTTGAAAAATATTCGAAGAAAAGTTTTACCTTTTCCATCGCCGCCGGATCGTCCGACATCACCGCCCACATCAACACTAGGATGGGCGCCGAAATTATAACGAGAACAAATTCATCTTTATAGTCGTTTTGTCTCGCTTCTAAA